GCAGCAAACAACTGATTTTATTCAACAAAATTTTGGAATAAATTTAGCTAGTGTGCCAAAAGAATCATTGCCAGCAAATAATGAAGAATTGCAATTACATATGCAGCTAGATTATAAACAAGCTGTAGAAATTGCAGAAGAGCAAGCAATAACAACCGTATTTAATTTAAATAACTACGAATTAATAAAGAAAAGATTTTATTATGACTTAGCTGTATTAGGTATGGGTTGCGTTAAAAATACATTTAATACATCTGAAGGTATAAAAATAGAATATGTTGATCCTGCAAATATAGTATATTCGCATTCAGACTCGCCTTATTTTGATGATATATATTATGTTGGCGAAATGAAAACCATAAATTTAGTTGATCTTAAAAAAGAATTTCCAAATTTAACAGACGAAGATTTAAAATCAATAACTAAAAATGGCGGTTCTAGTTATAATTTATTTAATAGATATACTTCAAGACATGATAAAACAGATAATAATTCAATAGAGGTTTTATATTTTAATTATAAAACTTATATGAATGAAGTATATAAAGTAAAAGACACAGCAAGCGGTGGCCAAAAAATTATTAGAAAAACAGACGCATTTAATCCTCCGCCAATAGAAGGTTTAAGATTTGAAAGAATAGCAAAAAATGTAGAAGTAATTTATGAAGGTGTATATATACCAGGATCAAAACAACTTTTAAAATGGAATCTTTGTGAAAACATGTTAAGAGAAAAAAGCGATGCTAATAAAGTAAAAATGAATTATTCTATAGTTGCGCCTAGAATATATAATGGTTCTGTTGAATCATTAGTTAGCAGAATAACTAGCTTTGCTGACATGATTCAATTAACTCATTTAAAAATACAGCAAATACTTTCAAGAATGGTTCCTGACGGTGTTTATGTAGATGCTGATGGTTTAGCTGAAATAGATTTGGGTAATGGTAGTAACTATAATCCACAAGAAGCATTAAATATGTTTTTTCAAACCGGTTCAATTATCGGTAGATCATTTACGGCTGATGGAGATATAAATCCAGGTAAAGTACCTATTCAAGAAATAAATAATGCCGCTGGAACAAATAAACTTGCTGCACTAATAAGCACTTATAATTATTATATGCAAATGATTAGAGATGCTACAGGTTTAAATGAGGCTAGAGATGCCAGCACACCTGATAGAAATGCTTTAGTAGGAATTCAAAAATTAGCGGCTGCAAATAGTAATACAGCAACAAGACACATATTACAAGCTGGTTTATTTTTAACAACAGAAACAGCTGAAAAAATATCATTAAGAATATCAGATGTTTTAGAGTATTCTCCAACAGCAAACGCATTTATTCAAAGTATTGGTTCGCATAATGTAGCAACATTACAAGAAATGTCAGAATTACATTTGCATGACTTTGGTATATTTTTAGAATTAGAGCCAGATGAAGAAGAAAAACAAATGTTAGAAAATAACATTCAAGTTGCTATTGGGCAAAATAATATTCATCTTGAAGATGCGATTGATATTAGAATGATAAAAAATGTTAAATTAGCTAATCAGCTTTTAAAATTAAGAAGAAAGAAAAAGCAACAACAAGATCAGTTAATGCAACAACAAAATATACAAGCGCAAGCACAAGCAAATGCTCAAGCACAACAAGTTGCAGCTCAGGCTGAAGTGCAAAAACAACAAGCATTAACTCAAAGTAAAATTCAATTAGAAAATGCTAAAAGCCAAATGGAAATGAATAAATTAATGGCTGAAGCTAATTTAAAGAAAGAATTAATGAACTTAGAGTTCCAAATGAATATGGAATTACATGGCGCTAAAAATGCTATTGAAAAAGATAAACTAAAAGAAAAAGAAGACAGAAAAGACCAGCGAACAAAAATTCAAGCTAGTCAACAAAGTGAACTTATAAATCAACGTAAAAATAATTTACCTCCTAAAAAGTTTGAATCTGCAGGTAATGATATTTTAAGCGGTGATTTTGACTTAGGTGCGTTTGAACCTAGGTAATATATAAATTGTATAATCATATAATATTTTATTATGGCAGAAGAAATTAAAGCAAAAGCCGTAGAGACCGAAGAAAAGTCTTTACAAGAAAAAGAACAAGAAGTACAAAAAAATGCTGGATTCGATGAAGAGTCTGGTATGTACAAGGTAGATTTAACACAACCCCCAAAACAAGAACAAGATGCCACTACAGAGCAAGTCGCAGATGAGGTACCTGTTCGCGACGAATCCGGAACTGGCGAAACGGTTTCTGAAGAAAACGTCGAAGAGCAAGTTGAAGAATCTGCCGGAAAAGAAGAAGAAGAAGAAGTAATACTTGAAGAAATAACTAATGAAGAAGATACAGTTGACGATACAAGAGTGGAAACAGGCGTTGAAAATGCCAACACCACATCGGAACAAAAAGAAGTATTACCGGAAACAAAAACACAAGAATCAATAGAGTACCCTGAAAACATTCAAGATTTAGTAAAATTTATGAATGAAACAGGTGGAACTTTACAAGATTATGTTGAGTTAAATAAGGATTATGAAAAGTTTGATAACATGGATTTATTACATGAATATTATAGTCAAACAAAACCTCATCTATCATCAGATGAAATTGTATTTTTAATTGATGATAAATATTCTTATGATGAAGAGGTTGATGATCCTAAAGATATTAAAAGAAAAAAATTACTTTTTAAAGAAGAAGTTGCAGAGGCAAAATACCAATTGCAATTAAAAAAAGATAATTATTATAAAGAAATTAAAGCTGGTAATAGATTAACTCCTGAAGCTAAAGAAGCATTAGACTTTTTTAACAGATATAATAAGGAGAATGAACAGCAACAAGAAATAGCGCAAATCCAAAGAGATGCGTTTAACAATAAAACCAATTCGCTTTTTAACGATAAGTTCAAAGGTTTTGAATATAATGTCGGAGATAAGAGATTTAGGTTTAATGTGAAGAATGTAAATAATGTTAGAGAAACCCAGAGCGACATTAATAACTTTACTAAGAAGTTCTTAGATAAAGAAAATAAGATGGCTGATGCTGCTGGTTATCATAAAGCTTTATTTACCGCGATGAATCCCGACGCTATAGCTCAGCATTTTTATGAGCAAGGTAAAGCAGATGCTATTAAAGAATCTGTTAAGTCTGCAAAAAACATTAACATGGATCCACGGTCAGGGCACCAAGAGATAGAGGTTAATGGTATAAAAGCAAAAGTTATTAGTGGAGATGATTTGTCAGGAATTAAACTAAAATTAAAAAACTATTAAAACTTTTGAAAAATGGCAAACAATAATGTTTCATTTGCTGGCCCAATAGCCGGCAGTATAGTTACGCCAGCAGCTCAGAAAATGACGCTACAGAGTAACTATTTAAACTTTCATGGTTCAGGTGGAGCAAACTGGTCACAACAGTATTTACCTGAATTATATGCTCAAGAAGTAGAAAGATATGGAAATAGATCTGTATCTTCATTTTTGAGAATGGTAGGTGCTGAAATGCCTATGGCTTCTGATCAAGTTATTTGGTCTGAGCAAGGTAGATTACATCTAGCATATAATGGTACTATTGCAACTAGCAACGGTACTATTACAGCAATCACTGGGATCGATTCAGGAGCAACTGAAGCTCACGCTGTAAGAAAAGGTGCTACTGTAGTAGCAGTTGTGTCAGGAGTAGTATTTAAAGCTTTCGTTGAAGAAGGTATTGAAACTGCAACAGATACTTTAAAAATTAGACCTTACGGCGGTACAAATGTAGATAACCTTGCTGGAATAGCAGACGGTAACTTAGCAATTAAATTCTTTGTTTATGGTTCTGAATTCGGAAAAGGTACTGATACTATGTTAAATTCTGTAGAGCCTGTGTTCAAGTCTTTCACTAATAAGCCTTTAATTATCAAAGATCATTTTGAAATTTCTGGTTCTGATACTGCTCAAATCGGGTGGGTTGAAGTAAGTGGAGAAGCTGGACAAGCTGGTTATCTATGGTATTTAAAGTCTGAAGGAGATACTAGAGTAAGATACGAAGACTATTTAGAAATGACAATGATTGAAGCAGAAAAATCTGTAGCAGACGCTAGTGCGAGTGTTCCAGATGGTTCTGAAGGTCTATTAGCTGCAATTGCAAACAGAGGTATAGTAGCAACGAATCAATTT